GTAACATCTTCATTTAGTTGATTAGCTGTCCAAAGCAAGTGACCTTTGTAAGTACCTTTAACTCCTTTCCCAACTTCTTTCTCTTTGTATACCCATGTAGCTATTACCTCTTCACAGAAGTAGATTGATTCGTCTTGTTTCACTCTACTATTTCAATTAGTTCACCTGCTCTTAGGATACGGACTTCTCTACATCCCTTTTCGGGATAGTTATTACTCCAATAACGACCATCTGTCAAATCAATTGCAAATACATTTGACACCACTAAAGGTCTAAAAACTATATGACCATTATCTTTTTTACTTGTAACAACAGCAAACTGTCCTTTTTTCATATCAGAAAGTCTAGTCACCTCTTCTTGTTGTGTAATCTTTAATCTTGCTTTCATTTGTTTTAGTTTATACCATTTCGTTGACACCAACAATATGGTGTATTAGTTTAAGCAAAGTAACCTTATTGCTTTGAGATATGCAAATGGTTACTATTAAGGTTTTGTTAATATTTGGGTGTTAAGTCTGTTTACTGCTACTTGGTAATACTGTTGGTCTTTTTCGATGCCAATGAATTTACGGTTAGTATTAAGGCAAGCTACACCTGTTGTCCCACTGCCCATAGTATTATCTAATACTGTTTCACCTTCATTTGTATAGGTCTTAACTATGTACTCTAATAAGGCTACTGGTTTTTGAGTTGGGTGAACCTTACCTTTTCTGTTAGGTACTGAACTGAAAAGAACAACTGAACTAGGATTTACCAAAAATGGGTCATAGAACTTTTTGACTTTTTTCATTTTAACATGATTCGATTCACCACAGTAATGCTCATACCTATAACAACTCTTTCCATTTCCCTCCCTTTTTTCAAATTGTTTATTGAATGTAGAGATTTTACCATTGCAAAAAACTATGATGTTTTCATGGTACTTCATTGGTGAGAATGATGCTTGAGCCATACCAGTTGGTACGTTCTTAAACCATATCCATTCATACTTGAACAACTTCGGATTACTCATTATCAAAGCACTTGTGAATGGTTGTGAACCAAATAACACTATTGCACCATTAGGCTTGATAATCCTTTCATAGCTTTCCCAGAGCTTATCAAATGGTAGTATGCTATCCCATTTACAAGCAGTAGTACCATAAGGTAAATCAGCTATGATAGCGTCTATACTGTTATCAGGTATTGAGGGGAACACATCAAAACAATCAGCATTGAATAGTGTTGCATCCCCTATCTTGGTATACTTGTCTGCTTTAATTGCGTATATCATACTAGCTCCTTATTATATTTAGTCATTACCTCTTGTATTCTTCTGTCGTTCCATAGTCTATGTATTGTCATCCTAGTTAGTTCAGTAGCTTCAGCTAGGTCTGTCTTAGACAGTTTCTTTTCTAGTGCAGTAGCTTCTCTAATAGCGTCTATAATCCTATACACATTCTGGTCTTTTGTATAGGAATGGAAGTTGGTAGTATCAAAGTTTGACATATTGTAACTGTCAATCTCTTCCTTGTACATAGGTACATATCTCTCAACAGTCCTCACACTTAACTCAGATACCTCAGCTATGTTAGCAGATGTGATAAAGTGCTTCATCTCAGCCAAAGCATAAACAGCACTCTCCACCTTCCTAGTATTCTCCTCTGTTGTTGTTCTATTTAAGTGCTTCATCCTTATCCTTGATTTAAGATGTGTAGGTAACATTGCAAATTTACCAATCCATTTGTACCTACGCAACTCAGATATTTCATCAACATGAAAATCTGTATCGTAAGCAGCTTCAACGAAACCATACAACACCTCTCTGTCATAGAGAAGGTTATCCCTATCTAAGAAATCCCTACACAGAGCATCCAAGTAACCGTAGCACAAGTCCATACTCCTGTCCTTGTTGATATACCTGAACTTTAACGCTGTCTTATACAGTACACCCGATAGCTTATCGCGATTTACCAACGGAGAAATCCAACAGCTAACAACAGGAAACATCTCCTCATAACGCCTAGCTACCAAAGCATTCTCATAATACTTACCCTCAAACATCACATCTGAGAATATCTCCGTATACTCACCAGTAGGCTTTGACACTAAATGCCATATATTAAGCCTGTTGTCCATAAAGTACCTCTGGTAATGAAGCTGAACATCACTCATAACTCTAGTCTTGTTTGTGCTGTATGTTGCTTAAACCTCTTAACACCATTCTCGTAATACTCCTTATCTAGTTCCCATAAGTCTAAATCAAAACCCATATCATGGCAGGCTATCGCTATGCTCATGCTCCCCCCGTGCGTGTCTAGTATCTTATCCCCTTCCTTTGCGTAGTTGTGGAGGAGCCACTTGTAAAGGGCAACGGGCTTCTGGGTGGGGTGGATTCTCTTTATCTGTTCCGATTTCTTAAACCCAGCCCACAGAAACTCAAATTTATTACACTTTATATTAAACGAACTCCAAGCCAATTCACACATAGATAAACGTTCCTTTATGTCCACTTTTTTATCCCAGACTATCCATCCGCTTGATGTTGGTAATTCAAAATAATTACCTCCCCAAATAATTTGATTCTTTGAGATTCGGAATAGTTCATTAAAATAACGCCGTGTTGGCGGTTTTGAGTCATCAAATTTTTTATATATTTGACTGCTTGGATTTTTCCATTTTTTAGTTAATCTATCTCCATAGGCATTTCTCTGTCCTGCTTCACCTATCCCATACGGAGGGTCAACAATAGCCAAGTCATACGCATTGTCAGGCATCTTGGCCATCGCCTCCATGCAGTCACCTAAGTGTAGATTGATTACAGGTCTACTCATAACTCTCTTTATTTACTGCAAATGTAACAATAAAAAATGAATGTTTCAAGTTGAGTGTATCATATCCCCGACAAACACCCTTTATATATTTAATTATTACATCCATGCTTCGCGGTGAGGTGTTACAGTTCTATTTTATCCCGCTCGCATATCCCTGTTTAACGTATCAAGGGTCGGGGCCTCAAGCCCAAGACCCCCTACATTAACTCAGCAATGATTTAACTCTACTCTCAGAACATAGCTACTGTTAATCAACAGTAAGGTTATAACCTTACATAAATACAAGTTTAGTAAGGCTTTAACCTGACAGATTATACTTTTACTGTTAAGTAGTTTAACCTACATACTTAAAATCAGAACTTGTCCTAGGTACAGTTTACTGTATCAAGTTTGACGTATAGCGTAGAACTGTAAAAGATATTAGATAGATGGGGTTAAGGTACTTGAAACTGAGATTGATATTAGACAGATGGGGTTCTGCGCCCCCTCCACACCTCATCCCCCATTCCCGAAATCAATTTTATTTAACCCATGGGGGCTACCTTTAATCGTTTTCTAAAAACTTTTTAGGGTTTCTATTTATGATGCGCGTTAACANCTATCTAANTNTATTTNNTTCTNTTNATNNAGTNNCNNNAANTNTGTTTGGTTTGGTTAAAGGGAAAGTTAAGGGAGCCACCTCAACCAAACTATACTAACCTAACATCTAATGTTAGTCGCATCTAACTTTTGATTATTTGCAGTCACGACGAAAATTCAGAGCCAACCAAATAAACGTTAATTAAATGTTAAAACGCTTGCATATGTTAGATATATTTCTTATACGCGCGCGCGTTCCTTTATATATATTCAATACCTTTTTTAGCTGGTTAAATTTTAACATTTCTTTAACACTTTCAAAGTTGCACGCATTGTATTAATATGCACCTTTGTGCTCTGAGGTGTGCACACAAAGTGCCCACCGTTAACCCTAAACAAAGTAGCAATGAACTACAAAGAAAGCGTACTAAAGGCAAACAAGTTGTTCAAGGAAGATTTTGAAAGCCTAGGCAAATTGCGGTCTTTAATGCTATTTATGGCCGACAGCCCAACACATTCATACAGGTTAAAGCCTGAATTTTATGAATACTTGAAAGCTAGTAAAGCTGACAAAGTAAAGTACGAAACTTTGAAAGCTGAGGTAAAATTAAGCAAGACAGGCAAAGTTAAGCACTTTGCTTTGTTGCAGGCTTTAAACAGGCTCACAAAGTAAGAAACCCGTTAACCTTTGCAGGTTTGCCGCAATTTAATTGCGTGCCGTTCAATTCGGCAAAAGGTACTAAGCCTATAAGCTGTAAGGCTATAAACAGCTGACTAATTTAGAAACCTAGTTTCTTTATTTAGTTGTAAGAGGTTTACCTCGTATCGTTCTTTTGATGTAATTAGGATTAAACAGGCTTATACCTAGTATAGACCTGTTTAATAGTGGCTTTAGTCGGTCAACGTCCCGTGTGGTAATTTGTTTCTTGATATAGTGTATTTTATCCGTAGTAATGGACGGAGAAAATACGCGGTAAATGTACATTATAGCAAGTGTATAGACCTAAAGCATCGTAGTTGATGGCAAAGCCTTTGTGCTTTGTTCTAAGCACCTCAGCTAGTCCCCATGGGAATCGGGGAAGTCCATACCGTATCATTGCAAGGTATGGAGCGCGGTTGTAAGTAGTAAGAAACCTAGTTTCTACTTTGCTACTTAGTAAACTCAATTGCGTAAATAGAGGAACTTGTGACAAGTTTAAGTAAGTATCTTGCTTAAATAGTCCCTTTCGACCGATTGTAAACGTCATAGGCAACTGATAATAAACGGTTATCAGTGTGGCGGCCTAGTAATTAGGCTACTGCTCGAAATACTAGTAAGATTGAACTTCAAACCCGACACAAGAAACTAAAGACTTACTCTAAGCGGTCAGAATCGTATACCCCGCTGTTATTCGTTGAGGCGGACAAAATAGGGTATACGGAGTAAGTTGGCTAAACAGAACAAACGAAATGTAATTGGCTACAAAGTACAAGCAAACGGTATAAGTGAGGGGGTTTGCGTCCCCTCTTCGCTTTGTATAGAACAGCCCGTCCTTAATTGGTCGGGCTTTTTCTTTTTAGGGCTATTGGATAACGTCCACAGGTAGTTCGTGACTACCATAGCCCACTAAATACAACAGCAAATGGAAATAGTAGTGTTGGCCCTCCTTTGGTGGGCTATTCAACAAGTAAAACAAGCTAAAACAGAGAACAAATGAAGCACTGTGAAATAAAAGTAGGTGAAACCTATCACTATTTAGGTGACAAAGATTACAGGCTAATTGCCTTATCAGTAGGTGATGAGGTGGTTAACATGGGGTGGAATACCTATGCGAAGACTGTTAGGTTCAGGAGAGAGTTCTATTCAAAAGGTATGGATAGCCAAGTGGTGACAATATCTTTTGGAGAGACACCAATCAATAACGATTGGTCAGAAGTAGAATTTACAAACGACAGAATAAGAGAGCTATGAAAACAATAGAGTTCTACGTTACCCTACCATCAGGGAAACAACTGCTCGATGTTATCGAGTGGGAAGATGGAGAGCGCGATGAAGTGTACACTGAGGGAGCAATAGAAAAATACTTGCTTCATACAGGTAGAATGAAAACCTATTTCAGCTACCTAGAATCAGTAAGGGTAATCGAAGACTTCATCAACTTATTAGAGGTACTTGCATTACCTCGTAATAAAGAAGATGAGGTAGTAAGTAGAGTGATAATCCAACTTTAAAAACAAGCAGTCATGAAGACTAGCATCAATGAACTCCACGAATTCTTCACGCAAGAACAAACAGAGCAGCCCATATACCTTAACGGGTATTTAACGTGGGCTTAATGTAACGTAAGTATAATTGCAAACACTAAACAACAAACAGTCATGGTAAAGACAGTAGAAGTAACGGGTATCCGTAAAAACATTATGGGTACAATATCAATCGACATGAAGATTCAGGGCATGAGAAAGCCACAAGACTTCATTGTATACCCGCTGAACAGCAACAGCGACAGGATAATGATTCAAAGTAGTACACGCATTGCACTACTGAGCAGAGACGGCAAAGGTCTATGCAGTCAGTCACACCCTAACGGTGCGTATGCACCACACCTGAGTATTGACAAGCTCATACCATTCGAGTTCAGTAGAAACGACTGGCGACAGATTGTAGAGTACATTGGTATAACAGAGGGTGATGCTGTTGGTAGTAGCATAGTAAAGACAGATAACTCAGCAGCTAAATCTCACTTCGGACTAGACTAACATGGACACAGTAAAGAGAGTACACATAGACACCATCAAGTGTGGGGATACCGTACTATGCAAAGATGGTATCACTCGGACAGTAGGTAACTCAAACATAAAGCACGGTCAATTCATGGGTACTACGCTATTCGGTGACAGCTATATGCTAGGCCATGAGCTAGTACAAAAGGTAATCATTAAAACAGTAAAGCCATGCAAGTAAGCATCTCTAATCCACATCACTTGGACAGACAAACAGTACAGGAGATAAAAGACCTAGCTGTACAGCAGCCAATCTTCCACAATGATTTGGAATCATACCTATGGTTCTTTGACTTCAAGTACAAAGACTATTGGGTGAGTTCGCTACTAATAAGCAACGACCTGAAGAGTATGATAATCGAAATCAACTAAGCCATGACTGACATCAAAATCTTAGAAGCCTTACTAATGGGATGGCATCTAAACAAAGAAGAACTCGAAAGAGCCAAGCAGTTAGTACACACCTTCAACATCCACCTCAAACAACACAAGCCATGAACATAATCTATCTTGAGAACACAGTAACAGGAAGGCTAGTACCTTTCTACAATGAAGATGAGGTAGCCACATTCATTAGTGAACTACCCGACTACCTTCAAGACCAATGGGTAAGAACTAATTAAACTAACAAGCCATGAAGAAAGAAGTAGTGTTCACCCTCCCCTATGTGACAGAGGAGGATATTCAAGCAGCACAAGACTTGAGAGCTGAACTGTACGATGAGTACACTAACGTGAGCGTGTACCCAAACGGATTGCATGAAGTAAAAATAGTAGCAAACAACTAAGCCATGAAAACACAAACAGCACAAACGGAAACATTGCTTTGGGCAGTCAAGAAAGGTGAGCCTGATTGGAATGAAGAGATACTCTATGCGTGTAGAGGGTATACAAACCTGAGTGAACTCAAATCAAGAGGTGAGAAGTGGGCGGAGGAGAACGGATATGACAGGGTGAGAATATCAGTCATTGACTTTAGAGAAGCACCCGACTTTACAAAGACAATAAACAAGTAAACCATGACAACAGCACAACAAGACAATCGTTCAATGGAAATCATCCAAGAACTAGCTGTACAAAACACAGCTATGGGTATATCATCTTGGCTACTTACTGACATATGCAACAGAGAAGAATGGAAGGGCATTGAAAGAGGTAACTACACCAAAGATGATGTACTTAAGGTTGCATCAATGATGGAAGGAACAAGATACAGTGGACATGGTAAAAGAATACTCAGACAGTACAGCCAATGAAAGGACGTTTCAAAGCAACAACAGTAAGGACATCAAACAGAATACTTACCTACAACGAACCAATAAGCCCCATGACTAAGGTACTAATCCACACCCCTAGAGATATTAACTCAAGCAGGGTTAAAGAAGAAGTAAGACAAGCTATATCAAGCGGTGTTAAAACCAATGAGATTAAGCTAGTGATGAGCTTCGTTGCTCCTGATTCAGTACTGAGTACAGTGCTAGATGACTTCAGGAAGATGAAGAACAGAATGTCATTTGAATTAAACAAACAACCATGAACCAAACAGCATACATCCAAGAGAGCGAGGGCTATGCCATTGCTAGGGGTTGGGCTTCTATTCAAGAAGCATTATTCCCCCATTCATCTATCCCTGAGTTTAACAATGCTCAGTGGGTTGAGGCGTGTAACAACCTATTTGCATTATGAACTGGCGAGATAAAAGAGATAGGATGCAAATAACATTCGTATCTCATGGACACTGGAGGGTAGACATCTACTCTCCATATCCTAGAAGAGTTATCAAGTCTTGTATAACAACTGATTCAATGTCAGTTGATGACTATAAGGCTGAGGAATGGGAGAAAGATGGTAGGTTTAACAGACGCAAGTCAGGAACTGAAAGTCTATGGAACGAAGTACAATACAAACACAAGAGACAATGAACAAGACACTTCAATCACAAGTAATATCTAGGCACATTCAAACACTTAATGCAAAGGTTAGGTATTACGAGAACCTGTATGACCCTGAGAGTAAACACAATCATGGATTCTCTACACAGGAATACGCTAAGAGAGCAAGGAAAGAACTCGAAGACTTTAAGGATTCAGTAAAGTACCTTAGCTTCGATAAGCTAGATATTAGCAGGAGCAATAAAGCAAACTACTTGAGAGCCTATGCAATCGAATGCTATGATATGGCAAGAGACTTTTCCTATAACGTATACATAGTTATGCGTAGACTTAGGGAATGCGTAGAGATACGTCAGGAACTTATTAAGATGTACCCTGAGCTAGAGATATACAGCAATAGAGGTATATGCACACGAGTAGCAATAAAAATAGCAACAAACTAACAAAAGAGAAAATGAAAATAGGATACACAGCAAAGAGTAAGTGCGGGGAGGTTGTAGAGTTCTACGCACACACTACGGAGACGGCTGAAAAACTCGGTACGCTTTCAGCTTATCATTGGATAGTGAACCATTTGGACACATCTAAGAGTTGGGACTATTTCCCTAATGGTAAATTCAAACACGATTAAGACATGACACCTGAAGAATGGGATGCACTACCCGAATACATCAAAGAGATTTGTGGTACGTTCAATGAAGATGAGGATTCATACCAAGAATGTGCGAAGATACAAGACAGACTACAATCAGTAGGATGGACTTGTGACTACTACCTAGATGGAGTTCCTTTTGACGTTAAACCAGTGAACAACTAACACATGAATAGAAACTACTTCAGGTTTGCAATGAGCAAGCCATCAGAACTAAGCAGGATGCTCACCAACGAGGGTCTATCCTGTACCAAGGCGGAGAACAGCCCCTCCGCCTACATCATTGAACGTAAGATTATCAAAAGACTTAACACAATGATAACAGAGGAAGAGTTGCAGGTATCACCTAAAAACATTAGGTTTGTAGACGTTTGTTGGGTTGAGAACAAGCTCAACAAGATAAGCTCAGTTGAAAGACTAGAGCAACTCTACGACCTGATGATGAGTGACTTCAACAGCTTCATCGAGAAACTAGGTAAAACAATGAAGTATGACAAGCAATGAACTCTTTTATCTGGTAGCGGTAAACATAGCAGCTATCGTATCACTCACCTCAATACTAATCGTAATAGACTATGGTGTCTACTCAGCCAAACATTACCTACGAGAGCGAAAGCTACGCGCTCATTGAACTAGACCCTATCTACTCTGAGATTATCAGGAAAGCAGATGGTAGTAAGGTAACAACACAGCACCCATTAACTCAAGTAGAAATAAACTTGAACGACCATTGGTATGTAGATGCCTACCTATGTCAGTTCTTTAATCGTAGATACAGATGAGTAAATACTCAGATAAGATAGCTCAGGTATACGACAGCCTTAAAGAGAAACAATTGAGAAAAAATGCTGACTATGGTGATTCTGCCTTCCAAGATATTATGGTAGGTGGGCATAAGGTAAGTGCTGTTGATGCTTGTGTTGCTCGTATGAGTGACAAGCTGAAGAGACTTAACAGCACAGGGCTATCTGTATCAGATGAATCCTTCCAAGATACATTGGATGACCTTGTAGGGTATATCGTAATCTTCAAAATCCTAAACAATGGGAATGAGTAGACATGAAAGAGAGCAGTTGTTTGAACACATGGAAGTGTATCGAACACCTTGGCATGAGCAGATGCTAAGGGATTTAATGGAACAGGAACAGCAATACCTACACAATGATACACACGATAATCGACAGGGCTAGTGATATAGACAGTATCTTGAAAGAGATACAGTCCCTTAAAGATGGTATCGAATACAACAGGAACAGGATAGCCAACCATAAAGGAGATTCAATCTCTTGGAAGCTAGACCCTTTGTACGATTACGAAACTGTAAAGGGGATGATTGAGATGAGTGAGGCTAGGGTTGAGGCTTTGAAAGACCTTGCAACAAAGAAGCAGCACTCTTTGAACGAGGATATTATTGATTGGCTAAACGACTAACATGGAAACAGTAGTAGAACTAAAAGCACTAGACCTTGTTGTAGACTACCACCTCACTAAGGATGATGGTGACAGAGACACACCACCACATACAGAGGTTGAGGTTTACAATGTGTACTACAAAGGTGTAGACGTAACCCGATTACTAGAGAACTTGGGTTGTATCACAAAGATTGAAGAAGAAGTGTTAAACCAAATATCATAACCATGAAAGAACTACATAAAAAGCTAGTAACCATTCAGACAGAACTGAAAGCACCAAAGAATCAGTTTAACTCTTTTGGTAAGTACAAATATAGGAACATAGAGGACATACAAGAGGCTGTAAAGCCACATCTATTGAATCATGGCCTTGCACTTACCTTTACTGATAAAGTCTCTCAGGTTGGAGATATGGCCTTTATAGAATCAACAGCTATCTTATCTGATGGTGAGCATTCATTATCTGCAAGTGCAAGTGCGGGAGTAGAGCCAAGGAAGGGTATGGACTTAGCTCAGACATTCGGTGCATCATCAAGCTATGCCCGTAAGTATGCAGCAGGAGGACTGTTCTTATTGGACGATACAAAGGATGCGGATGCTACCAATGAAGGGAATGTTACTGCACCACCTAAGAAGAAGGTGCTAGTCATCAACAGAGATAACAAGACTACCATTAGCGCAGCAGATGTTAAGAAGGCTAGTGCAGGTTGGAACTCAGACAAGAGGGGTGCTGTTGAGAAATGGCTTACCGAACAGGTATGCTTCACCGATGAACAATGGAAGCAGATTACAGGTACTGATTGGGTGGGTGGTGATAAATTCCCTGCATAATGGGTGGACTTATTTTCCTATTGGTAATGGTGGTTGTGATGCTATACCCACTATTCAGAAAGAACGATAATGATGGATTCCTTTTATAGGTGCAATGAAAGCAAGGCTTAACATAATGGAAGAAACAAAAAAGCAATTAGACTACATCAGATTCATAGAAAGCGAAACTGGTGTGAAGTATAAGGGTAGTAGTAAATCAGATGCAGTCAAGTACATATCTGAAAACAAAAGCAAAGTACCTCATTGCTCTACCGTGAATACATGGGCTTTGGAAAATGGGTATTAACAAACAAAACAGCAATGGGTAGGAGATTAACTCAGAGAATATACACCTGTGACCTTTGCGGTAAGACACCTGAGGACGGTGAGTATATGTGGCACATGGGCAATCAAGTTTGGTGCGAGGAGTGTTGTGATAAAGAAGAGAAAAAGTCCAGTTAATTAGCAAATAAACTGGACATCCATTGCGCTCAATCGCAAGCCCACAAAGGATTACAGCGATAGCACCACAACATAAAAACAGTAATAGGTGAATAATAAATTATGAGTGATGGGTACGAATATCCACTAACCATATCTGAAGACTGGCGGGAGGTTAAGAGATTCCTCCCGTCAGACAACAGGTTCATCATCTTCATCCTAAAAAGAAACAAGATATACCTACCCGTAGAAGGGTTCGTTGAAGCTGTAAGGTATAACACCATGCTCGCTGTCGGTAGCTTCGTGAGAAAGAAAACAGTATTTGAATCAGAAGCACAGCTTGTCAACTGGTTATCCAAGTCTATACTCAACGCAGCAAAGAACGAGATAACTAGCATGAATGCCCATAAGCAAACAGCTTTCAAACACGCTGTAAGACTTGACCACCCAATAGGTAATTCAGAGGGCTTCATATCAGTAGGAGACTATCTAGGGATGAGTGGGTACTACGATGAACAGGCAGCTATGGAAGCTGAGGATGTAGACATCTTCATCAACCATATAGAAACCAAGTACGGGTATGAGCATAGCTTCATAATCAGGGAGAAGATGAAAGGGCTTAGGAGCTTTGAGATTGCCAAGATACTAGGCAAAGCACCTCGGCACATACACAATATGAATAAACGAATCACTAAGGAGTATGTCCGTTACATCAGAAGACAAGAGGATACAGAGAGCTACGTTTCTTATCAGCCTATACGAGAAAAGGAGAGGGCAGACATGGAGGAAGAGAAGCAGAAAAACCGAAGTCATCTACGAGAGATACGCAGTGTTATCTTTGGTGAATAAGGTACTGGAGTACACACCCTCTAGCACCAACATGGGTAGGTTCATGTCCAAGTATATCCCTCACGAAAGAACCAATAGCTACCACGCTATCCACACAGCTAGGAATCTAATGGAAAATGATAACCCACCAGCCCTGCTAGTGGAGTGTATGATGGAGGCTATCGAATGCTACAAGGAAGCTGTTAACATGACCCCCGAGAATAGAGATGTGGTGTTCGAGAGCTTTGACAAAGACTTGGAAGGTTGTATAGAACTCTATAATGGTATCATGTCTAATAGAGTAATGATACAGCTTATGGAGGCTAAGATAAAAGAACTACGAAATGAACATACTACTAATTGATGCTGACAGTTTGGTTTGGCAGTCCTGCTTCTGTAAGAAAGAAGTTAGCTCAGATGGTTTTATCCATGACATAGACGAGGCTACCCATAAGTTCGATGAGGGTATGTTTGATATGTTCAACAGGCTTGATGAGATGGGCTACTCTATTGACAAGTACAAGGTCTTTGTGGGTGGGCATAACAACTTTAGGAAGATTGTGAACCATGCCTATAAAGCCAATAGGATGTTCCAACCTAAGCCGCCTAGACTAGACGATGTTAAGTTCCATGCCATGTCCGCTTGGGGTGCTTATGTGTGCAATGGTGTGGAGGCTGATGATGTTGTGGTGGCTACTAGAAAGCATATACTTACCACCGACTTTAGCGCAGAGAAGAACGTGATAGTAGCTTCTATTGACAAGGACTACAAGCAAGTGCCGAACCTTTTGTTTTACAACTACCATTCTATGCACCTGAACTTGAGCTTGATTGAAGAGGGTAAGGCTGTTAGGTTTTTCTTTATGCAGATGCTGATGGGGGATAGCTCAGACAATGTTGTGGGTATTAAGGGTGTGGGTGAGGAAAAAGCTGATAAGATTCTTGGTAGTGGCAATGCGTTTACTTACCTTCGCAGGGCTTATGAAGCGTATAAGGCTGCCTACAAGGGCAAGGCTTCATATATGTTTAGGATTAACGCAGCTATGCTAAGACTTGTTGACGAGGGTATAGCTGTCCCTGATG